AATGATTTCAGAGTAAATGATATTACAAATCTCTCTGGAAATCTTTATGTTGGATCAAGTGGAAATGATCTATTTGTGGATCAATTGAACAATAAAGTTGGTGTGGGAACATCGGCACCATTAAATGACTTTGAGGTTGTAAAAGATTCAAATCTAATCGCTGCATTCGTTTCAACTGGAACCGCAACAGTTGCGATAGGAGAAACGACGGGATTAGGTAATAATTCATCTTTATTTGCACATTCTGGTGATTTAACCATCACTAACAAAAACTCTACTGGAAATATTAATCTAACCCTTTCTGGTGGAACAGGAATAAACACAACATCCTTTATGAACGTGGTGCATAAAGGAACTAATGTTCTTTCCGTTGGATATAGCGGTGTTATTGGCGTTAATAAATCAACACCTGCACACGCTTTAGACATTAATGGAAACATCGCTGTTTCTGGTTATGGGCGTGTCGTTGGTGTTCTAACCATTGGTGTTGGTGCTAATGAAACGACCATAGGTGATTCTAACGCTACTATCAAAGCAAACTTAAGTGGTAATGTTAATTCTTCTGGTATAAGCACTTTTAATAGAATTATATCTAATGTAGTATCAGTTGGAGGAACCTTTAGTTCTGTTGGCATAGCTTCTCTTGGTGGAGGTGTTGCTATTGGAAATACAAGCACACTGAACACTAGTGGTATAGGTGTAAATCCAAATCTCAATCTACAGGGTAGTTTCCATTCATCAGGTTCGGCACTGTTTAGTGATCCTAGTTCAAAAGTTGGAATTGCGACAACTGGATTTTTGGATGACGATAGACCAAGTCTTGCCGCTGAAGATTCTAATTTCATCGCAGTTAATTATGGAGTTCTGCAGGTTAAGGGTGACATGTCTGTTACTGGATACAGTGGCGGAACTGCTACATTTGTTCCAGGACCAATTGGAAATAGCACTGCAAACATTGTATATCAAGACACTAGATGTTTAGATGATCAAAACTATCAATTTAGAGTTGGAGTTAATACTCATGCTCCAAGATCTTGCATGGACCTCGGAGCATCTGCAAGTCCCCTAATTCTTCCTGGTATGAATGCTGCAAGAAAGCAGTATATGTTGAACAATCCAACACGTGCAACAATTACTGTGTATGGTGCAGCAACTGGTGATGCTGCAGTTCCAGGAAGCATACTGTTCCGTACAGATACAAATCGTGCAGAACTTGGAATTGGTAGAACTGGCATATTCTGTGGAATCGCAACATTAACTTACAACGGTGGTGATTTCGCAGCATTTGTTCCACCAAAAATGACAACTGGTAATAGAGATTCGATGACTGCAAGTGGAATCCCTGATGGGGCAATAATTTATAATACTTCTACAAACAAACTACAACTCAGAGCATCTGGTGCTTGGATTGATCTGAACTAAGACTTGACATAATGTCTTAATTTGATTAGAATATCTTTGTGGTCGTTGAAGAAAAGTGAAGTTTACATTAGCTATAGGTAATCCTCCATATGGTGTTGGAGGAAATCTTGCCATAAAGTTTTTAAACAAGACCGCAGAGATTACTGATGACATAAGGTTTGTGTTGCCAACTTCGGTACGCAAACCTTCTTCTTTAAATAAGATCAAAGGACATCTTCATTGTGTTGTAGATGAAGATCTTGATGCATCTACGTTTCCTGGTGGAATTAGTGCTGTTAAACAACACTGGGAAGTGAAAAATACATCTAGATTTCAGGTTGGAGTCGGAGAAATTCCGATGATGAGGGAACACCCAGACTTTGAGTTTCTTCCTTATGAAGAAAGATTTGATGCAGATGTATTTGTCGGTGAGTATGGGTGTGGTCCAAGTGGTAGAGTGAAAACAGAAAACTTTACACATTATGCAAAGGGACATCATTTTTTAAGGGTACGAGATCCTATTGTAATTAAAAATATGGTAGAATTTGCCGATAAATTTAGAGAAGCGGCGACGCAATGTAATGGAAGATATCATTTTGGTAAGAATGATTTAATTTCGACGTATATTAAATGTCTAGAAGAGAAGAATGGCAAAGAATAAACATAATCTAGAGGTTGGATCTGGTATTGAAAGATCTGATGAAAGAATTAAAGAAACACAAGAAGTCTTTACTCCACAAGAACTCGTCGAGAGTATGATTGATGAGATTCCTTTAGAAACACTTCAAGATCCCACTAGTACTTTTATTGACAATTCTGCAGGATGTGGTAATTTCTTAGTAGGATTGAAGAATCGTTTGTGTCAATACCACAATGAAGAGCACGTTCTTGATCATATGCTCTACGCTGTTGAAATGATGGAAGATAATCATAAGGAGCTTTGTGATCGTCTAGGTGTATCTGTGAATCATCCTCACTATGTGTGTGCTGATGCACTTGAATACGACTATTCATTTGGAGAACTTATCGGTATTGAAAAGTTTTTTTAATCAATCGGGGGTTGACAGGGAAGTTGATCCATCGTATATTACTCACATCGGCAAGGAATTCGTTCATCGCTGATCTGTTCTTTACTTGACTAAAATAAATGTCGCACGTTGTTATTGATCGGTGCTCTGCGCCCGATCCTTCAAATTCACTTTTGTCTTCTCTTCCACGAAAAGAATTCGAAGGTGCTCGTTATGTTGAAACAGTAATTCTTCCCGTAGAAGATGTAGATCGAGGCGGAGATTGGGAAGAAAGTCAAACCCGCGCCGCTGGAACTGATGGCAACAATAAAGAAGATCTACTAGAAGATCTTCAAAAGGGTATTCGTTACGATCAATTGCCCCCGATTGTCATCAAAGATGAAAAGGAAAACAAGTTTAAACTTATTGATGGTTTCACCCGAACTTGGGCACTTATTCGTCTTTCCCAAAAGTATTGGGTTTTTGACCGTTACGAAATTGATCCTGAAGTCAATATCACTAATGTGATTGAAGATATGGGTTTAGGAGCAAATTCTCATCCACGTAGCAAAAGCGCAGCAAAGGAAGATTTTATCAAGATTGGTATTGCTCGCGTAAATCGCGGAGACCTTCCTAAAGATATTGATGCCATTCTTGAATGGGTAGAAAGTGTTCCAAACGTTTTTAGTGAGAAAGCACGAAAAACAATTGCCACTAACATTTACAAAAAAACTGTAAGTGTTGAAAAACTTCGTGGTTTGGAACTTGAAGATGTAAAAAAGATTATTCGCACTCAAACCGAATATCAAGTTGGTGGTAAGATCGACCAAAAGAACCGTTTTGGAAGAGTTGTGAATGCCGCAAACGATCTCTATACTCTTCGCAACTTCAAATTTATTCTTGAAGACTATTCTAAAACTGGACGAACCACCATGGTGACTCTGTATAGTTCAAGTGCGATTAGTGCCGAAGAACTGAAAGAACAGAGAAATACTGCCAAAGCGGAATTGGAGTCTTTCCACACTATGGCAATTCGTTATGTTTCCAAGTTTTTGGAAACTGGTGTGAAACCATTTGAAATTGTAGGTTCTATTGCTCAAATCAAAGGAGAAGAAGAAGATCAAGTAATTGTTCCCTTCTCCTGATCCACTTTCATAACTGGCACAGGGGGGCTTCGGTCCCCCTTTTTGTGCTGCTATAATATCTGTATTGAAACGCATGATGATGATTCAACTCCGACCTCACCAGCAACGTGCTCTGGATGCCTTGTTGCAGCATCGTATTGGTCAGGTGGTCATTCCGACTGGTGGTGGTAAGACTCTTGTGGGCATATGTGATGCTCTGCATGAGTTTCAATCTGATGCTCCTAAAACCATCGTAGTTTGTGCTCCCCGCATCCTCTTGGCAGAGCAGTTGTCTGCTGAATATCTAGAGTTTATCACTAACGTTGCTGTCCTGCACGTTCACAGTGGTGAGACTCATCACTTCAGCACGACCAAACCTTCTGAGATTTATAATTGGTCCCGCCGTGCCTACAAGCATCAACTGATCTTCACCACTTACAACTCTCTGCAACGTCTTCAGCAGGCAGATATTCACGTTGATACGATTTACTTTGATGAGGCACACAACAGCGTTCAGCGTCACTTTTTCCCTGCTACGGAGCACTTCGCTGCTAATGCTGACCGCTGCTATTTCTTCACTGCTACTCCTAAG